GTGTAGCCGGCGTAGATGTGCGAACCATAACACCGTCAGACTGCAAGCTGACATTCAGCGTCGCGCGCTGGCCGTTGGTTGCGCCCGCCTCAATGCTTTCAACATGCATGAAGCCGGTCCACGTAATGGTTTTTGCAGGAAATTCCCACTCAACCTTCACTGGAATGGATTCGAGACTGTCGACCGCATCTAGCCAAACATCGACGCTTTCAGCGGCAAGTACGCCTTCCCCACTGATACTCATCGAAAGACTGGTTGCATCGCGCCCAACCCAATCGACCTTATCAGGATCGGTACAGTCAGGAACATTGACCTCTTCGAGGCCCTTGTTGATTGTAATAGACCGCTGCGTGAAGCCGCATGGGTTTTCGTATACAATTGGGTCGGCATCGTTGCCGATAAGGACGCGGAATTTGCCGCCCTTGATAGTCGTTGCTTGAGCCAATGCGGCCTCCAACAAAAAAGGCCACCTATGGCGACCTTAAAAGAGAATGAGTGGTGAAATCCGACTGTGCGGGCTACGGCGTCTCGATGACTGCCGTGTACTGGAGTGACGCCTGATTGACGCCGGGAGCGCGGATGTAGTCAGTGCGCCAAGGATCGAAGGTGACGAGAGCATTTACTGTGAGCGGCGGTTCCCATCGTCTAAGTGCCTTGGTCACAGCGTCAGCGATTTGCCTAACCTGTTTCTGACTCGGCAGAGACGACCAGCAATTAATTTGGAAAATAACGTCAACCGCATCAACGCAATCGGCACTGTCATCAGAAGACGAAGCGCTGCCGAATGAAACATACGGATAAGTTGCGGCCGGTATGTTGCCATTCGGATCTGCGGGAGGATTGTCATAGACCTTGTCCGCGCCGATTAGCGTTGTCAGCGCAGCATTCTGCGATAACCGCGCATAGATAGCGGTTTGAAGTTCCCATACAGGGTCCATCCATCAGCCTCCTGCGGCTACTGTTTTTGCTGCTTTGGTGATGGCTCGACGAATACGGCGTTTTGTTTCTTTGTCTTTGGCTCGCCACGTCACGTAGAAGAATGGTTGCTTTCCCTGACCGGGGTTCTTTGTGCCTGGAAACATGCCTTTATTGGCAAAGCCTACCGTGCCAAACTCAACCCAGCGAGCGTAGTAAGCTTCTTTGTTTCCTGCAAAGATCGTGATTGTCCAATCAGCTGCAAGGCTGGCTTCGACTGTCGCGATCACCATGCTGCCTTTTGGTGCTTTACCCCACGTCCAGCCAATGCTTTCCCGTAGTGCGCCGTCATCTTCAGCAACACGACGTTTCATCATATCGACGATATCTTCAGCACCCTGCTCCATAGCCCCGCGAACCATGTCGCGAGCGACTTTCGGCAAGCGCTTGAACTTCTGTTCGAGTTTAGCAAGCCCCAGAATACGAGCACCGATAGCCATCAGCCACCGCCCTGCACGACAGCGCGCATTTCGATGTACTGATTAACTTCGTCCGGGTTGGCACATGACTGGATCTCGTAAAGAACACCGGTTCGCTTGTTCCTAGCCCGCCAAGACGGCGTAACGCCTCTTGTTCGCGTTTCGCTTCTGACAACGAGCGTATACGGCTGGATGCCCTGCGTACGGGACGCAATGTCCGTTTCGGAACCTAGGCGTGGCTGTAAACGAGCAGAAGTTTCGAACTTGTCTACCCACTCTTGGCTAGTGCCACCGCCTTCGTCCCGCACCGCTTCGCGCTGCTGAAAGACGACGATGTTGTTGAGCGCGCCTGCGCCCTTACGTTTCGCCATCCTTCTCACCTTTTTTCGGAGTTTTCAGACGTACAGCCTTGTTGCTTGCGACAGCAGAATTCGCGCAAGGTGTGGTGACACGCCCTGACCAGCCAGCCTTATATGCGATGGTGACTTGCGGGAGCGGCTTCCAGTCGAAGTCTTCGGAGAAGCGGACGTGGGGCATTACGGCACCTCTTCTTCAACCCGCCAAACTCGGTACGCCGAGAGCAGCGCTCGAACATGTCTCGGCAAAACTGCGTCTCCGCTGGATGCGGTGTCAGGCTCGCGATTTTCGTAAAGGTCTGCACCGACAAGCAGAATGGCCGCCGAAATAGCGGCATTAATGACGATGCCGTCAGCAAGTGACGGCGTTTGACCCGCCGCTACGACCTCGCGATCGAGGTATTCAGTGACCACAGTTTCCGCGGCGACGAGATAAAGCGTCAGCTCGTCGTCTTCGTCGTCGTGAAAAACACGAAGGTGACGCTTGAATACAGCAGGATCAATTAGTGCCATCGCCACCACCTTCAGGCGGCACTTCTGGCTCCGGTTCGGGCTGAGGATTTGGAGTGACAACCCCGGCACCGATATAGCTGGCGACCCGTTTCTTACGTGTCTTTGTCGATACTGCCATCTGATTTCGCCTTCTGCTTGAGCTTGGTGCCATTCTCTGGCGTGACGCCGTCCGCTTCCTTAGTCGCATCTGTCTTGCCAGCCAAAGACACAAGGCCCTGTGCTTCCAGCTGTCGAGCTTCGCCAGCTTCAACTTCGAAAGACGGGCTCTTGCGAGTTTTTAGATCTTTGCCGAGAGCAAAAGTCTTTAGGGCTTTAACTTCTAGAAAATCAGACATGTTCTCTCCAATCTGGAAAAGGGGAGCTGAAGCTCCCCGTCCCCC